CTAGCTTTTTTTGCGTAACCAGCTTTCCTTTTTTACCACACGTAAACTTTTTTAATGTACGACCTTTTTTATGTAACATGGACTTCACACAGATTGCAATCGCACCCTGTTCGGAAATACCACGGGCTTTGACTGCTTTAATACATTTACAAAAACGATTCTTTTGAGTTACCATTATTAACTAGCTCGTGAATTTTGTTTCCACATCGTTTTGCAATTAGTACACTTGTACATCCATACGAGCTCATCGGAGTTCAATTCAATTGCAACTACATCTGGATCGGGGCCGTCTTTGTCATGCGAACGGCATTCTTTGTTAGGACAAACAATATTTGTTAGATGGTCTAGTGTACGATCATACTCAATGTAGTCATTAACCGCAAGTGAAGACGTCTTATCTTGCTGTAGGATGTGTTCGTATACTACAGGATTTTTACTAGTAATTTCACGTTTGAAAGTACATTCTGGTTTATGACACTTTTCGTACGCAACATTCTTTCCATCTACAACCTCTTCCTCAATTTGATAGAGACAGCTACGACATGACGGGCAAAACTTTAGAGGCATTCTTGCTTTGTATAACAGGATTCATTCTGAATACGTTTTTTATATTCGTTCAAAATGGATCCGTCGAATGAAAATAATCCAAGGTCAACATACGATGGCGTCAAAAGGTGGTCTACGTGAATTTCTTGAAAACCATAAGGCTGACGGAGTTTGGACTCACACGTCGCTAGCCGGAGGTAAATATTTTGTTGGCGAAGACGCTATTACCCAATTTTATGAGCTATATGCAGAAGCAATCCTCGATCAAGATAAACAGTATCTAACTGAACGTTCAACCGACATTGGTCCTCTTCGCATTGATTTTGATTTCATTTATCCTCCTGACATCAAGAATCATCTTCACACGCAGGATCAAGTTGTCAAATTTACATCTGAGTATTTGAAGATGATGGGAGATTATTTGGAACTTCCTGCTACATTTGATGTCTACGTTATGGAGAAACGTAAGCCCACATTCGATTCAAAAAACAATCGCATGAAGTCTGGCATCCATATGGTTGTGCCTGCAATATGTAGTCATAAATTTGTCGAACAACGTGTACGTCGTGCACTTGTTAAGCGCATGGATGAGTTCTTTCCTGGACTGCCGCTCAATGAGCCCTGGGAGAAAGTGTATGACGAGGCAGTTGTGAATCGGTCCGGTCCCTGGACTATGTATGGATCTCGCAAGAATGATCCTAATTCTTTGCCCTATTTGACTGCATATATTCTAGAATGTTCGGAAGATGAAATTAAAATTAAGAACGATGTTCCTCAAATTTCTCTAGAGTTGCTCAAAACTCTGTCTCTTCGTCGGGATGACAAGGATGAGACTCCGATGACTGAAGAGGGTAAGAAGCTATATGAAGGAATCAAGGAACAGCCACAGGTACGCATTTCAGGAGGACGTGCAGTAACTCCTGGACGTGGACGTCCTGCTGTTCGTGGCGAGAAACCCAATTCTCGCGCTTCTTCTCCCAATGGTCGCATCTTTGTAATGCTGGATCCCGATCGCAAGGAATATCTCAAGAAGCACGTGATGAACCTGAATGTGTCGCGTTGTGAAGGATATGAACAGTGGGTGCAAGTAGCTATTTGTCTTCATAATATCCACCCTGATTTGCTAGATGTGTTTCTAGATTTCAGCTCACAAGATGAAAAGAAGTACAACGAAGCAGACTGTATTCAAAAGTGGAATGGTCTTACATTCCGAAACGATGGGGATCGACTCGGAGAAGGAACTCTTCGGTATTGGTCTCGCGAAGATGATCGGGTCGGTTACGATGAAATTGAGTCTCATAATGTAGAACGTCTAGTTCTTGCCGCTTGCTCTCAAACAGAGCATGATGCTGCATGCGTAATTCATGCAAAGTTTCGCGATAACTACAAGTGTTCCGATTTTCGCAATAATGTTTGGTATCGCTGGTCAGGTCATATCTGGAAAGAGAATGATTCGGGTGTCGATTTGCTACTCAAGCTTTCAAAACAGATTGCGACTCTGTTCTTTGATCGTATGACCAAAACTAACGTAGAAATGAACAATCGTGGCCTTACAGAATGTGCTGGAGACGGAAAGGTTGATTGTGGTGTTTGTGAATACTGTAAACTTGATAATCAGCGCAATGGTCTTAACAAAGTATTTATGAACTTGAAGAAGACTGGGTTCAAAGCAAATGTCATGAAGGAATGTAAGGAATTATTCTTCGATGAAGACTTCACTAAGAAAGTAGATGCAAATAAGGACCTGATTGCATTCAATAACGGTGTCTTTGATTTAGTGAAGATGGAACTTCGTGACGGTAAACCCGAAGATTATATATCGTTCTCAACTGAAATTGATTATGATTCCGATAAGCCGTATTACGAGTATGCGGTCTGGCCTGCAATTGACAAATTTATCAAGCAGGTTCTGCCGGACATAGAAGTGCGTGAGTATTTCATGAAGCATTTGGCGACTTGTTTGATTGGTGGCAATCCGGCACAGAAGTTTCATATTCTGACTGGATCTGGTTCTAACGGTAAGTCGATGATTATGAATTTGCTGTCAAAAGCTATGGGTGATTATGCGTGTACTGTTCCGATCTCTCTGTTCACTCAGAAAAGAAAAGGATCCGGTTCAGCTGCTCCAGAAGTCATTCGTCTCAAGGGTCGTCGCTTTGTAACCATGCAGGAGCCTGATGAGGCAATTGCACTCAATACTGGACTCATGAAGGAAATTACTTCAGGAGAGAAGATGTATGCTCGTGATCTATTTAAGTCAGGTTGTGAGTTTGAGGTTCTTGCTAAGTTTCATCTTGCGTGTAACGATAAGCCAAAAATTAATACGACAGATGGAGGTACTTGGCGTCGTCTGATGGTTATTAACTTTGTGTCGAAGTTTGTTGTAACTCCTCATGCCGCAAATGAGTTTCCACTCGACGAGTCAATCCAGAACCTAGTTAATTCAAAGGATTGGGCAACACCATTTCTGAACTATATGGTTTCAATTCTGAAGGAGGAGAAAGGTCTTCGTAAGCTTGCAGCGCCTGCAAAGGTTATGGAGTATACGTCTGATTACCGTAATGAAAATGATGGTATCGCCCGATTCATTGCAGAGAAGATTTCTCCTCTAGGTGAAGGCGAAGAACCTATGAGCGTCGATAAAGCTACACTTAAACGCGTATTCAAACAGTGGAAGGAAGAGAGTGATCAACGTTTGTTGACCCCTCTCGACATGGAGAAACGTATTGTGAGTTTGTATGGCGCATGCCCAAAGGGAGGTTGGGTAAACTTTAAGCTTGAAATCTAATGCTTGCGGTGACCACGGCGCGTTTTACGGCCCTTGCGTCCCTTGCGCGTACGACGGCGACCACCTGTTATAGTTGTTTGAGGTGCTTCCTTGGCAGTACCCAATGCCTCTGTGGCAGCTGCATCCGAAAGAAGAGGAGCAACGGGTTTAGGTGTTACCGTATCTTTTAGGCTTTGAAATTGACTGGCAAACCAGCCGCTCCATGTTCCGTCTGACATTCTTATTTATAACCATCACTTTTTACTTGCGAGACATTAGTGGGGCATAGGCGCGGATGTAGGGAAGCGTTAGACTTACAACAAACAGGGTTGTGGCAAGGTGAAGCGCGGCAGCAAGTGCGTCACCTACAGGTAGAGTAAACGGGCCAGCTTGGACCGTGAATGTGCTAATTGACTTCTGAGCACCGGGGAAGAGCGGAGCAAAGAGCGGCGTAATTAAATCACGCGTGATCGCCTTGAAGAAATCAGAAAGCGCAAAACCGATATACACGGCAAGAGAAAGTGTGAGCAGTTCCGTCATTTTACAAATATAGACAGAAACTTTTTCACGGTAAGAAGTAGTGAATGGACACTCGTTACTGGGGTCCAAGTGGATGGCAATTATTTCATCTGGTTGCGTTCAAATCAGAACACCCTGAAGATGTTCTTATGCAGATGAAGGATGTGTTGCCTTGTAAGTTTTGTCGCGCAAGTACAAGAGACTTTGTTCATGATCACCCTCTTCGCGGTGATCCCGGCAAATGGTTGTACGAAATTCACAACATGGTGAACCATAAGTTGCGATCACAATGCAAAGATGATCTCAATGTAATCAATCCTGGACCCGATCCATCGTTTGAATCTGTTAAAGAATATTATATGAAATTAAAACCAACTGAAATACCTGGACGTGATTTTCTGTTCTCAATTGCTATTAACTATCCAACTGAACCTGAAGAAATTGATATGGCAAATCAACGCATGTTTATGGAAAAATTGAGCACACAATTTCCATTTCATTCGTTTGACTCATATTTAAAACAGCATCCTGTTGAACTACAAAGCAAAAAGAGTTATATGAAGTGGATGTATGGATTGCTTAAATATTTAGCACCTAAGTTTCACACGACGCTTCCTTCGTTTAAAGGATATGTCATGAGGGTGATGTATTACAAAAGTGGTTGTGCAAAAAAATCATATCGCGGAAAAACCTGTCGTAGAACAACAAGTGGCCACTACACAAAAGTTCGCGATAACCGTAAAACTCAAAAGATTTCGCATGCATCACTTCTTCGTCTTTAAAGATTTCCGTCTTTCTGATTGAATCTTCTCAATATTTCTAACATGCTTTGAGCTGTAAGGACCGCCTTTCTTTTCTTTGTCGGTCTTTTTAGTTTCGCGTCGTGTAAGAGGAGGATCCATTTATTTTATGCTTACTTAATTGTGTGTTTAAATATTCGTTTTTAATTGTCAAGATTTACTAATGGAAATTACTAACTATTTAACTGAATGTATTGAAAAGAATGTACCCGTTTCCTTTTCAAAATATGGTGATGGAGAAGCATGTTGTGTTGGTGGAAATGGCAATGAAAATTGTGATCGTGATCCAATGACACCTAAATTAAGAACTAAATTAAAAGAATCATTTGTGTATATGGTTGATACTGCAGAAAACGCATACTTAGGACTATGGCATGATACATCTGTTATTGATTTTTGGAAACAGTTTGTCACTAAAGAAATCAAATGGGCAAAATATCATACTGTATTATTTGACAACGATCTCAACGAAAAATCAGAGTCTTTTTATGCTAAAGTGAAATTATATAAAACCATCAAACTATCTCCTGTAAAAAAGATTATGGTTTGCAATCCGTTTATGATAAAAGCTAAACCGTTATTGAATATAGATTATATGATTCATGTTCCACTCTATAACTGGTTTGATACGCAACTAGAGAGTATTATAACAAAAATTAAAAATATTGTAAAAGATGAACCGTTTATTTTGTTAACTTCTTGTGGAATGGGTGCAAAGGTTTTAATTTGTGAAGTTACAAAAATACGCCCAAATGGAATTTTTATAGATATAGGTTCCGCACTAGATTTACTTTGTACAAAAAAGGATTCGCGTGGACGAGAATATTCTTATGAGACATTGCTTGGTGAATTTAAAAAGCAAGATATGATACCAAATACATGGGATGATCCTATGTATGACTATATTTATACGGCGGCGTCTACCTCATTAGGTGTTCATCTTTCAGGTTCGTTGCAAACATTAATAGATCATGTACAAAATAGTATACAGAATGCATATCGTGATGTATCGAGACTTTCTAATGACGTATTAACCATGGAAGGTATGAGTGGTAAAAAAACAAGACACTTGTATAATAACATTTGTAACTTACCAGATTCTACTTATTTAGAAGTTGGAACATGGAAAGGATCTTCATTCATATCAGCAATGTATAAAAATGAGAGTGTATTTGGTTTTTGTATAGATAATTGGTGCGAATTTGGAGGTCCTAAAGATGATTTTTATAAAAACATAAATACACATCTAACAAACAAACACATAAAAATAATAGACAAAGATTGCTGGAAAGTTACATCAACTGATGTAAATAAACCTATTGATATATTCATGTATGATGGAGCACATACATATGAAGATCAGCGAAAAGCAATAACATACTACTATCAATTTTTTTCAAAGTTTGTTATTATTATGATTGATGATTGGACATGCGATTGGGTTGGTGTAAAACAGGGAACATTAGACGGAATAAATCAAATGAACATGAAGATTCATTATTCATGTGAAATACCTTTAGTTAACACAACATCTCATCACCAGGGTGGTGATACATTTTGGAATGGATGTGGAGTGTTTATATGTGAAAAAATTTAACTATTTCTAGCAACAATTAGAATATCGTCATAACGACCCTTGATATGACGCACGTCGTAAACAACTACATTCTTCTGCATATTTGCAGGAAGACATGATACGATTGAAGGTATCCATTCGGAAGACTGAATATCTTCGATTACTAGAATTCCTCCGGGTTTAAGAAGTTTTGAATACATTGATGCAAAATCCTTCATCGATTCATGTGTATGAGGACCATCATCAATTACAATATCAAATGTACCATGTCCTAAACTTTCAACAAAATTAGTATCATATGCATTTTGTTTGAAAAGTGTAATACGGTGATTTGATGAAAAATCATAAAAAAGTTGAGGATCTGGATCTACACCAACAACTTCTGCATTTGGAAAATATTTAGACCACAAATCAATTGAACCACCGTGAAGAATACCTACCTCTAGAATACGCATACACGACTCACGAATAGGCGAGAATAGTCTTTCGTATACATCAAGATACGAATGGGTTGTATTTTTGTCTGTATACCTATTATCTACAAGGGATTGCATTCTTAGTTATTTGACCAACCATTCTTTAAATTACAAAACAGTATATGCAAAAAATGTTAATCTACTTTACTCTTCAACCGAGCAAATTTAGATAGAAGTCGCGCAGATCGCTCAGATCCTCTTCGCCTTCGTTCGGCATATGCAGCTTGATAAGCTTAACAACCGAATCCTTCTTCAGGAATTTGGCCTTAATAATCGCTGGCATATTTTGTCTAATACTGTCCACGTCATCCTTCTCAATGAACCCTACAAACTTACTTAGAGTGAAGTTCGTTCGAGTAGACATTGCTGGATACTTTTGATACTAACTTATCTGATTATTCACTATTCGTTTTGCGCTCTTGTTCGGCGATACGGCTTTTCATTGTTGTATGCCGTTTTACGGAAACAATTCGACCAGCAGCATTCTTAAGCAGATCTTCTTTACGCAAACCGCCAACTGTTTTCTCAGCAGTTCCGTTGAACACCTTTCGGCGTGATCCAATGATACGTTGTGTCTTATTGTTTGGCATCTTGTATTACATGTTGCCAATACTTTAGTGTGAGTTTTTCTAGCTTGAATGTTTTTGATTGAAATTCCATGTTTTTAGCACTCATCGTTTCTACAGTTATATCAGACCACTCTTTGACTATCCAAACAGGTAGATCTTCAAATAGTGGATCTAATCCCGACGACTTTACAATTGGGTAACAACCTAAGCAAAGAGCTTCCCATGTACGATGACAGTCTAGACCGTTTCCTTGAGGTGAAACTACAAATACATACTTCACCATATTTTTCCAACAATTGTTTCGAGTTGTTTGGGTAGGTTCATAAAACATTAAATCTTTGGGAATTGTTTCAAATGCTTCGGTTCTATCATTTTTTCCGAATCGAGTTGTCATTAAAAACTGAAAGTTACCATATCCCTTGCAAATACGAGTTGTAGGGGCTAATTTTTGAATGTTTAATAAATCTCGTTCCTGATCAATTGGATTCTTCTTTTCTCCCCATTTGTGAGCATTGTTCGGCGTAGACCAAACAAATGTCTTTGGTTCGGGTTTTAAAGTATGATAATCAAGACCAAGTGGGATTCTAGTTAGCTTAGCATAATCGGATGTACAATTTTGAGCAAACCATCGAATAAGTAAAGGATGCATCAGAATAGTTAGAGACTCTTTCACATCGGTTGGAATTGTCATTATTGACGCATTTGTTACAAGAATGAACGTTGTTTTAATTGTTGGCAATACTTCGGATACAAATTTGGGAATTGCCTGAGGACACACATGCAAAATATCTCCGTCTTTCAAGTTTGAATACCAAGCAGGGTTAAATAAATTTGTATCTGAAGACGGAACTGGATTTCGTTTATTACATGATTTCATGAGGGCATATGACCCGACATATTTACAAGACAACTCGTCCATTTATCTACAAATGATGTTTCGTTTGAAAACTCATTTGTAGTTTTGTTTTTTTGTTATAAGTTCTACGATTAACTAGCCACTCTAGTTGCTGTAGGCGAGGCCACCCATGCCAGACATCACGCGGAGAACGTTGTAGTTGAGCGCGTAGACGCGGACCTGGGCCGTGCGGGCACCCGTAACCGTGTTGAGGGACACCGTGAGCTGGAGCGTGGCCTTGTCGATACGGGAGAAGTTGCACGTGCCAGACGGCTGGTGCTCCTCCGGGCGAAGCGCGAAGCTGTAGATGTTGATGCCCGTAGACGGCGTGCGGCAGTGGTGCTGGAACGGCTGCACCTTGTCGAAGTAGCTACCCTCGCGCTCCGTGAAGCGGTCCTGGCCGTTGAGCTGGAGCTTGGCAACCTCAACCGGGTTCTTGCCCTCGCAGCGGATGCCAGAGTCAAGTACAACCTTCGCGAGGAGGTAGTTGACACCCGACTCGAACTCGCCAGAGCCTGACGGGTCAGCGGAGTCAGCGCCGTAGGCCGTGGCACTCTGCGTAGGACCCTGGCCTAGAAGGGCTGTCGCCTCCGCCCCCGTGAGAGACGGCGCGGCCGCAGAGCCAGATGACTGGGAGAGGAGGGACATGATGATGCCGTCCGTGCTGAAGTCATCAGAGTAGTTGAACGGCTGGGGGCCGCCGACTGAGGCAATCCAGGCCGGGTTGGAGCAGTCGACGAACGAGTCGCGCTGGACGACCCACTGGAGCTCCTTGACCGGGTGATTGAAGTTGAGCTGGAGCTTGTTGCTTGAGCTCGTGATGCTCTCGGCGCCCGTGTACTGCACCTGCTCGATGAGGTACTCGTGGCTCTGCTGGGCGAAGCGGCGGCGCTCCTCCGTGTCGAGGTAGACGTAGTCAACATAGAGAGAGGCGGCAGCTAGGGACTGGGCAGCAGCACCTGAGGCAACGCCAACGGCCGTCTCAGAGTACTGGCAGTTCTGCCACGTCTCGAAGTCCACGTTGATGCGGGCCTCGTGGTACTGGAGGGCGATGAGCGGGATAGC